ATGTATGAAGAAGTTCGAAGGATGGATGACATCAGAGTTGCAATACATCGCGACGTTGTTAGCAGGAAGAAACTTAGAAGGAAGTAATCCATCAGGAAACCTAAACCATGATGTGATGTATGGTGAAATAATCAGAGAGATTAGAAACCGTAGAGTTAACGAGGAGTTGTTTCAAATGAAACTCAAAGTCACTGAAGAAGAATAACTACATCCAGCGCTTTTCCAAAGTTCTTGGGCTGTCCATGAACCCTGACCGTACCATCGTAATCGGGGCTTCTACATTTTCCAAGTAGAATCTTGATTCATCTAACCCTCCCTCAATTTTGTGACCCGGATCGATCACTGTCAGAATAGTGGCCATAATCATAGTTCCGACTGAAGCTTCCATAAGTAGAGCCATAGTATAACCATATTTAGTTGCGGAGAAGATTGATGCTGGTGGGCCTGCTTTGACTTGTCCCGCTTGAGTTGCAATGTTAAATCCAACCGCACTTAATCCACCAGTGGCAGCCGCCGGAACTCCAGTATATTCTAGCCATGCAGTAAAGTATTGGCTTTCAGAACTTTGAAAGGGCCTAGTAATAGGAGAATATCCTAGACTGGCCATCAGGATTCCGACCTTTGCTGAGTATATGCTCTGCGCAGTCTTTCAATGTAGACTAACTCCTTTTCATGAGCCGTTACTCCACCAATGATGAAGTTGGTCCCTCCAAGATAGAGGGTTGCAGCACCTCCTCCGAATGAAGCCGCTATACGGGTAATATGTATTCTATCACTCGCTGTAGGATTGCCAGTCCCAACAGTACCGCCAGAAACATTAGTCAAAGATGGGAAGACAGCATCATAGGGAGTTCGATTAAACCATTCACCATAGATAACTTCCTGAATATCTAATCCGGGTTGACTGGTGTTAGGTAAAAATCCTTGAAATAATCCGATCTCTTCATCGCTGATCCTACGAGTGGTTACTACATCATACATAATGGAACTGATCAATCCGCTTCCCAAATCAATGGGGCCATGTTGAATATCCACCGCTTGACTAAAGAAAGTTAAGTCATCTTGAGTATAACCAGCCAAATCAATATAACCTCTCCAAACAAGATATAAGTTCGCGCCTGCAAAGGGTTGCACTACTTCCCAACCACTACCTGAACCTATGGGATTGACTTCGATTGTATCAGTTCCTTCAAAGTTTAATACGGCGGTCACAGGGGGAACTTGCTTAATCAATTGTCTAGCGGTCATATCTGTTGGCATTACTTCATCACCTTCTTGGTAGCCTTATGAGCTTTCTTTGCTAGACCTGCAAAAGATGTACGTGGGTGTTTCTTCTTTAGTTTAGCATATTGCTTCTTGTATTCAAGATTGTAAGCAGTTGCCTTGCGTGGTTTCTTTGCTTTGGGTTTAGGTTCGCCACGCTCTGTAGTTAGATCTCGAACATCTGTCCTATGTGCTGCATGATAACCCGCAGCATATCCGCGTTCCCAATCTGCTGTAGGCACCTAAGCACCTCAGTTATCAGCAGCAGTAGACTGAATTGCGACCGCCATCCAATCCTTGGACGATAGTTTGACTACTCTGCAACGAATTCGTGCGGTAACATATACAGCAGCAGCACCAATTGCTGCACCGTCATTACCTGCTGTAAGGTAGAGTTGATCATTTACTACGATAAACATGTCACTCAAGCCACTTGGACCGAAGTTATCTGGGTAAAGGTCAGAGACATGAGATGCAATGTTATTGGATACGTCAATTGAAAGAGAACCACTTGCTACTAGAGACTGATCATCTGCTCGAACAAAGGCTGTACCCGGATTCAAATCTGTAACTTGGGCTGCAATGCTGCCATTGGTGGCTAGCATTGCTTCCGGGTCGCTGCCAAAATCGCTTCCTACTTGGTAGATAAAATCTACTTGGTCAATTGCGATTGCTTGCCCTGTTGGTACATTCACATAAGCTGAGAGATCTAAAGTTCCGGTCGCTCTACCGGGTGCCCCTGTTGCTGCTGTTAAACTCACTGTTTCATTCAGGTAAAAACTACCTGTCTTTGCTGTTGCCATAGCGGGGTGGCAGAGTCGACACTCTATAAACGTTATATTTTCGGAACGGTTTGTTACAGCCGCCCTTATCTTCGTGAGCATAGCGAACCCAAGTGACCTTTAGCGTGCCTAGCCCAACCCACGGGCTAGGGGGCAACGCCCGTCCGCGCTTAGCCGGTAAAGGGGGTTTGCCTATCTAATGTTCCTTTTACTTTGTTCAGAAAACAAACTATTATTAATAATAATGAAGTCAGCCGTAATATGACCCGAATAAATAGGAGAGTGCAAGGCGCAACACGTAACACAATATCTGTTACACTGCCCCATGACTGCATTATCATACTGAATAGAGCAATGAATAGGTACGGAAACAATAGATCACTAGCCCTAGAATACATCATCAAGGATTGGGAAAGGGCAATACAAGCAAACAGGAAACCAAAAGAAGAGAAGAGTCTGATCCAACAACAAAACGAATTACTAAAGGAGATGAGTGAATGAAGTGGCTATTCAGATGGATGTTTGAAGGTGAATTACTCGATGAGTATATTCGTGGATGGAAGTCAGGCGTGGACCAACAACGTGAGGAACCCGAATCTTGCGAACATCATGTAACGGTCAATTACTATGGGGAGGAAGATGTATGAAGAAGTTCGAAGGATGGATGACATCAGAGTTGCAATACATCGCGACGTTGTTAGCAGGAAGAAACTTAGAAGGAAGTAATCCATCAGGAAACCTAAACCATGATGTGATGTATGGTGAAATAATCAGAGAGATTAG